GAATAGCTTTATAAGTGGCTAATAGATAATTTTATTCCAATTTTCCACACCATTCTTTTGTAAATTCCCTATCGTTATAAGCTTGCCACTTAGGGCAATGCCATGTTTTACAGTATTTATACATCAATTCACCTTTATCACAAACCTTATATTTACATGTTTTTTTAAACAGTTTTGCATATAATGGAGTCATTAAGTTTTCCATTGTAGCCAATAAAAATGTTGCTACAAATAGAAATAAAATTAATCCTAAAAATTCTATTATATATCCCATAATTCACCCCTACTTAAACAAATTATTAGTTTCTTGCTTTGTAAAATCAAATGTATAGTCCTGTTCATTGTCTTTTGTCCACTTGAGCCATAATTTATAATTTAACGTATCTTTATAATATGAATTGAACATTTTCCAATACATTGGTCCTATAATCCATTTTGTACCTAACAAGAACCAAGGTTTCCATTTATATCGCTGTCCTATAGCAGCTTCCGTTTCATCAACATCTATTCGAGTTAGTATTGTTTTCACTGCTATAAGGTAAGGTATAAAAGATTTCCTGACTACTAATATTTTTTCAGTCAACGCTCTTACCTTGACGTCAATATCATAGTCTTGAGACGATATAAGCACATCAAGGTTGTAATGCCTATGCATCTTATAGAATCTAATTGTTTTCTTACTGTGATTCTTCCATGACCGATTGTCAAGCACTGTACCACCTTCATCAATTATGATTAACCCATCCTCAATATTGTAGTAGTTAAGGTCCTTATCATGGTCTAACATATAAGCACCTTCAATATAGACATTGCTATATACATTTTTTGGCTTATTCTTTTCCATTTCACTCTGATATATTTCATTTAATTTTATATAATTTAATTTTTTAGTAATCTTAGTTAATGTCCTCAATATCTTATATTTCCATGTTTCCCTCATGTATTTTTTTGCTACACTTGCTAAATATGTTGTTTTTCCACTCCCGGGAGTACCTAGCACTAATGCTATCATCTTATTATACCTCCTTATATTAGGGCTTAGGCTTGCAGTAAACTTAGCAAGCCGTAGCCCTACTTTCTACCAATGTGAAACAATGCATTTATTAAGCCTATGATTGCTATGATTATTCCTATTGTTATAAAAAACATTACTTCTTCGCTCTCTACCACCAAAGCCATAATACTTGCTGCTAATGTCAATATTACATCTACCATTGCGGGCATTATCTATCACCAACTCTCAAGCCTGCTCTGATTAACAATGTTATCCAATTTAAAGCTGCTTTCCATGTAATGAGAAAAAATATAGCCGTTGTGATTAATACTGGATTATAGTATATATGTCCATTACCCAATGAATCTTCAAGAAATTCTACGGCACCCGAGCCTAAAATCGGTGTTAAATCTATCATTTGTTTTCCCCCTTCTTATAACCAAATATCAAATTCAATGTCCAACCAACTGCAAAGACAAATAAAAATACTTGCCAAAGTGACATTTGTAAACCATCTATTGTAAAAGGTAAGTTAATTACATCCCAAAGGAACTTTATAAATTTATCAACTAACTGTAATACACCCATACTACACCTACTTTCTCATCCAATTCATTACGGCAATTATTCCACCTATTGTAAAAACTGCCCCGATCATTGCAACCACTTGAGATGGTAAGAAAGAAAATAATTGACCAACCAATATGATAACATTACCAACCTGCGATACTACATTACCAAGAAATTCCACTATGCCCATTAAGCCTTCAGCTATAAATATAAATGGCTGTTTAACATAGTAAAGAATTACATCAAGGGCATATGCTATATCACCAAAAATTGTATCCTCATATGCATCCCTTGAAGGGTTAGGGTTAGATGGGGGATAATAATTAGTTCCTTCTTCCTGTCCAGTCCTATCATCTTTTCCATCATCATTTTCATCAATAAAATCAGGAAAATAAGTTACATTAACAGTTTCTCTACCAACTTCAATTCCATTATATTTAACAATTACCGATATAGCATTAGAGCCCTCATTCATGAGCCTATCAAAGCGAATCAATCCATCCCAGTTACCATTTATACTTCTAAAATCATGAGACAAGACCGACCCTGTCCCTGATATACCT